AGCGGGTGCCGGTCAGCGGTCACCGCTACCTGGCGATCCCCACCGCCTATCTCTTCAAGTACACGTCGAAGAACCGCCCAATCCCCGATAACCTGCGCCCCAGGGCCATCCTGCCGCCCGACGCGGCCATCGGGGTCACCTACACCGGCAGCTTCAGCTCCGGAGGCCGTGGCGGGCCAGCAGCGGTCAAGCGGATGATCGGCAAGGCCACGATGAAGCGGCTGGGATCCGGCGAGTTTGCCGCCTTCACCCAGGTGACCCACAGCGGGGCACTGTGCATCTTTGTGCGACATGGAGGCATGGGGTACCGGGGTGGCTCAAACGATGCCGAGCCCTGGTACATCCTCAAACGCGACGCGCGGATCCAGCCCCGCTTCCCCATGGAGGCGGTGGTGGAGCAGGTGGTGGGGTCCAACTTCGACCACAACTTCACCCGCGCCGCGGCCGAGGTGGCCGTCAACGATCAGCTGCGCGGCACCGGGCTGACGGTGAAGTTTTAGGTACACCTAAAACCCCCGTAAATATATTTAAGCAATGTGGCATACACGACAGACACGACATTGTTCGTGTGCGATTGTCTGGGAGTCGCAACCAGCGACGGAGAACGCTCCCGATGGCTGAACTCAACATCAAAAACTTCCCCGATGAACTCCACAAGAGGCTGAAGATCCAGGCCGCGAAGGAAGACATCACGCTTCGCAATCTCATCGTCTCCATCCTCGAGAACCCTGCACCCGTTCTGATTCTCAGCAAACGCAAACCGGCCAAGTAGTCCCACGCACCACTCACCCCGTTTAGGCACTCTGAGGAGAAACCGCCATGACTCACTTTCTGCAGGTTTTTGTTGCTTTCGTTTTTGTTCTAGTTATGGGCTGGGCCACGATGATCGTCCCCGCCCGCCGCCGCGCCAGGCTCGCTCTTAACGCAAGGCTCGCCGCCGCGATCAGCGGACCGAAGGGAGGCCGGTGATGACCGACTCCTTCGCACTGCTGATGATCCTCGCCATCTTCGTGGTGTACTTCCTGCCCTCGCTTGTCGCCCTGATTCGCGGTTGCAAGTCGTCGGGCGCCGGCATCATCGTGTTAAACGGATTGCTCGGCTGGACCGTGCTCGGCTGGATCATCGCGCTGGTGTGGGCGTGCAGCGCCAGCACCCTGGCCGATGAGAAGCGCAAGACGGAGGAGCTCGCTGACGCGCTCGCGAGGTCGCGGCGATGACGATTATTTTCGAGATATCCCGGCCGTTTCAACCAAGGCCGGGACTCTTCAAAAGTCGGCACATGTACAGGGCGTGGTGGCTGTGGTTTGCGGTGGGCTTGCTCCGCGTGCCATTCAAGGAATTCTGCATTACAGAAAAAATCTGGATTCCCTAGCCGCCACCCTGCTGAGCGGCGGACGAGATGGGTCCGCCGCTGGCATGGTCTTCGAGAATGGTGTGGATCACGAAGGCCTTCATATCCGAATCGAAGCTGGTCCCCGTCGTGCGCGCCGTCACCGGCTGGCTCGACGCGTTGGTGATGTTCATCGTGACGTTGGGCGGACCGCTCGCCGGCGCGCGCGACAGATCCGCCATGCCGCTCGGGACTGACGGCACCGCATCCTTGGGAAAGAAGAGCTCCGGATCGGGCATGATGGTGCCCGGTCCCTTGGGGAACATCAGCTCCGGACCTTCCTCGCCGGTGACGATCGGGCTGTCGCCGGAGAAGTCGCCGCCGCCGGCGAAGCCGGGAAAGTTGCCGGGGGAAATGTCCGCGATACCACCGGCCGCTCCGGCCCCAGCTCCTGCGCCTGACCCCGCACCCAGCCCGCTCATAAACGGGGCGAGCCACTTCTGCGCGGCAAACTTAACGGCCAGCTCGATCAGGTCCTTCTCCATCGATTGAACCATCTGGTGAAACGAGTTTTTCCCGCTGAGCGCGCCCTTCCCTATCTGCTCTGCCATCGAGGTCACGCCCTCGCCCAGCTTTTTGTAGGGCTCCTGGTCCTGCTTTTGATCCGGCGTGTTCAGCTCACCCAGCTGCGCATGCAGCGCCTTGGCCTTCTCGATGAAGTCGCCGCCGAGTGTCGCGGCCAGCGCGTCGTACTGTGCGACCAGGTCCTTCAGCGTGGCTGCGGTTTGTTTGTTGAGTTCGTTTATTTCTTTCGTCGCGGCCTTGCGCTGGGTCGGGTCCTTCTCCTCGCGATCCTTCTGCACCCCCACGCTGAGCGCGCCCTCGGCCTTGGTCTGGTTGATCTCGCGCTCGATCTCGTTGATGCGCAGCAGCTCCTGCTCCTGTCGCTGCAGCAGCTCGAGCGTCTTGGTGTCGCCGCCCTCGGACGTGGTCTTCTGCATGGCGATCTGCTGCTCGCGCTGCATCAGAGCCAGACGCGCACTGATGCCGCTGTTGGTCTGCTCTTCGATCGTCGCGGCCGCCTTGAGGCTTGCCAGGTGTACGGCGTCGGCACGCTCCTCGCTGGCCAGCCCGGCGTTGATGTTGAGCGCAGCGCGTTTTTCCTCGAGCGCGTTGATCTGCTGATTCAATTTCACGATCTCGGTCGCGGTCTTCTCTTCCTCGGCCGAGTTGCCGGATTTGTCGCGCGTCAGCTTTTTGTCGCCGTGCTGTTTCGCCTGCAGGGCCTGCAGCTCGGTGATGCGCGAGCGCAGCCCGGCCTCCTCGGAGTCGAGAGCATCCTTTTGCAGCAGTAGCTTTTCGCGGTAATAGTTCGCGTCGCTGATGAGAAATAGTTTGTGGTCGGCATCCATCTGCGCCAGTAAAAGCGTGTCGGCCGATCGCTGTGCCGCGGCCTGCGCGGTGGCGTTGGCTTCGGCCAGCGAGGCTGCTCCGGAGTCGATGCCGTTGGTCCCCTTGACGTGAACCTTTCCGCCGCTGCCCTGATCCTGCAGCGTGAGGTCTTTGTGGCTCTTCCCGGCGTCGCTGAGCTTGCCGTCCGCGTCGGCCATCTTCGCGCCCAGATCGCCCAGCAGGCGCTTGGCGTCTTCTACCTTCGCTTTTGCCGCATCGAGCGCGGAGTCAGGGCCGAGCAGCGATCCCAGAACGGAGTGATTTTTCTGCGCATCGGCCAGCTGCTGCTGCGCGCGGTTCACGGTGTCCTTTTGATCGACGTACATCGCCGCGTACATCGTTTTTTCCTGGTCGAAATATTCCTTCTCCAGGTCGAGCTTCTTTTTGTTGAAGGCGGCGATCGATCCGCCCTCCTTCTCGTGGGCAGCTTCGAGGGCGTCGAGCTTCGCCTTGGCTGCGTCGCGCGCCTGCGCCGCCTGGACGCGTGCGGCGTCGAGGTCCTCACCCTGTAGACCGGCCAGCTTCTTCGGCAGCACAACGTTCGATCCGGCGCCGTTGTTCCCCGGCTGGATGTTCTGCAGCTGGCGGAATAGCCCGGCCAGCTCGTTCGCTCCATTCAACCACTCGCGAAACTTGACCATCGCCTTCCCCATCAGCTCCTCGGCGCCCATCAGCGCCGGCCCCAGCGCGCCGGTGATTGCCAGCGCCAGGCCCTCGGTCGCGGCCTGCGTCTGCATGGAGACTCTGTGCATCTCCTCCAGCTTCGCGATCGCGTGCTCGTCCAGCACCAGGCCCATGGCCTCGGCCTCGGCCTTCATCTTGGCGATGCCGGCGCTGCCCTGGTCGAGGATCGGAATCAGCGTCATGCCCGATAGGCCGAACAGCTTCACCGCCTCTGCGGCCTTCTGTGGGCCGTCAGGCAGCATCTGGAAGCGGTCCGCGACCAACTCCAGCATTCCGATCATGTCGCCGGCGTGCTTGGTCACGTCGGCCTGGGTGATATTCAGCCGTGCGAAGGTCTGGATCGAGGCCTTCTTCCCTTCCTCGGCGTCCAGCATTTCTGTCGAGAATTTCTTAAAACCTTTGGTCATCACGTCGAAGCTGATGCCGGTCTGCTCTGACATGAACTTGAGTGTGGACAGGCTCTCGGTCGACATGCCTGTCTGTTTCGCCAGGTGCCCGATCTCGACGCCAAGGTCGATGCTGCTGGTGATCATCTCTTTGATTTTGCCGAGCGCTTCTTCGAGGCCGACGGTGAGGCCGAGCATCCCCATGGCTTCCTTGACGTCGGCCATGGCGCCCGAGATCTCCGACGCGGCGCCCTTCGATTCGGCGGCGGTCTCGCGGAGGTGCTGGTCGACGAGCTCGAGCGCCTTGGCTGCGCTCGCTCCGTCGCCGGTGATCTGGATTACGATTCCCCTGGGTGCCATCTACTTCACCGCCTTCTCTCTCGCGGCCAGCCGTTTCTCCAGCTGTTTTTCCGCGTCCTTCAGCTCTCGCTTCTCATCGCGCTCGGGTGGCTCTTCGCCCAGCAGCTCCTCCGGCGTGATGTCGGCCTCGGCGTACTGCGAGTTGAGCAGCATCGCCACCCAGCCCGCCTCCCTGCGCGCCTGGCTATCCTGCTGGCGTTCGAACCCCTGCCGCGCCAGGTGATACTCGCGAATGGTCTCGCCCCAGAATTGCTGCGGGGTCTGGCCTAAGACACCGCACGCGAACCTCTGCGCCTCGTCGAAGTCGAAGCCTTGGCGCCGCCGGCGGACGGGCTTGCCGTTTGTGCGTCGGCCGCCTCGGCTTTTCCCGGCTGTGCCGGGGTGGAGACGGCGCCTGTGATTGCCATCACCGTGGCGTTGAAGATGTTTTGCAGGGTCCAGGGCCGCAGGAATTGCTCGACCTCAGCCTCGGTCAGCACCTCGTCGGTGTCGGAGATCTCTTCCTGCAGGCCTGCCCACAGAAAATAGGTAAGCGTGTCCAGCGATTTCAGCTCGAGCTTCGTGTCGTTCGCCTCGCGCTTGACGGTGTAGAGCGCGCCCAGGAAGCCGACGCCGTACTTCGTGACCAGAAGGGCGGTCGCTGACTTGGCGAAAAAGAGAGTGCGGAGGCGTGCGGGATCCCCGAGGGTGATGGCGATCGCGCCGCGCGAAGCTGTGATGCGCATAAAGAAAAATCTCCTCTAAAAAACTGGCCCCCATCGCTGAGGGCCAAACTGTTTCATCTGCTCTTGTCATACCGGGCGGCCCCTCACGATGAACCGCTCCGATCTTTGGGTTAGTCTTCCGCCTGGAACGCGGTGATGGTCGCGGGCTGCGCGACCGGTGCGGTCTGCGCGATGATTGCGAGCGGGCCGGTGCCCTTGAGCGAAACATCCTGCCCGACGATCTTGCCGACGCCTGCGGTCCAGTCGATCCCGTCGATGTAAGCCATCCCCGAGAAGCTGTCGTCGCCGGTGTTGGGCGATGCGAAGAAGTTCCAACGCGCCGGGATACGCGTGCTGGCGGCGAGGGTGGCGCGGATCTGTGCGATCTGCGACGGGTCGCCCATCAGGTAAACGTACTTCGCCTTCACCGACCAGGAGCCGCTCGAGGGCAGTGAGGATTCCCACTCCGCGTCGTCGGTGGTGGTGGCGTCGGCCGTCTTCAGCTTGAACGAAATCGACCAGTCCATCAGCCCGATCACCTGCTGCTCGGTGGTGGAGACGGTGAAGGTGATGCCGGAGGCGGTGGCGGTGGCGTTGGCCGAGAGGGTGAGGACGCCGGCGACGATCGAAAGGATCGTGGTCAGGGCGGGGATGCCCGTTCCGGCGAATGCCTGCCCGGCCGCGAGGCCGACGAGGGTGGACGGGCTGCCGATGATGGCGCTCCCGCTGGTGGTGCTTCCGGTCATGGTGAGGATGGTTCCCCCGACGCTGGTCTGTGCGAGGTCGCCGGTAAGCTTCTTAGTAGGCATGATCTTTTCTCCTTACGGCCAACTCACGCTCGGATCGCTCCGGGTCGTGGAAAATTCAAATTCGTAAATGACAACCAGGGCGACGGTGTCGAACTCGCCCTTCTCCAGCTCCCACTTGCTCGCGCGCTCCCGGGTAAACATGGCCAGGCCGCCCCACGTCGGATCCGCCAGCAGCGCGGCGTTGCCCGCGACGTAGATGGGGTCGATTGCGGCGTCGACCTCGTCGACCGCGGCGCCGGTGTAACGGACCTTGATTTGGAAGCGGCGATCGATCGAATCGGTGTCGTTGTACTCGGGCTCGCTGGTGTCGGGCAACACGTTGATCGCGGGCAGCTCAGACACCTTAAACGCGGTCATGCGGGTGCGGTAGGAAACAGCTCCGCCGGCGCCGTCGAGCGCGGCGACGGCCAGGGCCAGCAGCTGTGACTGAACGCTGGCGCTCACAGCGACACCGCCTTGAGGTCATAGCAGACGATGGCGCCGTCGCTGATCGCGGTGGGTTCGGAGACCGTGTAGTCGGTGCCGGCGACGTTCAATGTGTCTCCCGAGTCCGGCATCGGACTGAAGGCGTTGTAGGCGAGCTCGACTGAGGGAAACGCCGTCTCCACTCCGCCGAAGCCCTGGTCGGCCAGCTTGATCTGCACCGGCCGGTTGAAGTTGCCGAGCACGGTGTTGCTGCCAAAGGTGACGGGGTCGCCGAAGTCTGCGAAGAACACGGGCAGGTCGGCGTCCCCGAACATGGATTACTTTTTGTCTGCAGCAGCAGCGGCTGCGGGCGGGGTGACGAACTCGGCCTGGTCGCCGCTCACAAGGGTGTAAGCGTCGTTCTCGGGGACCTGGTAGGTATTGCCCTTGAACAGGGGCGTGCCACCGGGGCCGAGGCAGTGCTTGTTGATGAGGACCGTGCGGAGCTTGTTGCTGCCGGCCTGGACTGTGGTGATTGCCATAAAACGTTTCTCCTGAAAATCGATTAATGAAAAGCTGGCGGCCGGGGCAGGTTCGCCACGCGGCCGCCCTTGTCTAGGGCAGTCTCCCGAGGCCTAAACGAGCTGGTCGAGACAGACCGAAAGTGCCTGCGGATAGGTCACGTTCGAATCGATCAGGAAATTGGCGATGATGTTGATCAGCGACTGGCGGGCCTTGGTATAGGGATCGAGCACGATCTCCATCGCGCCCCACTCTGCGATCGTCAGCGCGCCGAAGCTGCCGCCGATGGCTGCGTGGCAGACACCGGCCGACGTGCCCTTGGTGAGCGTCTTGGGCAGCAGGTTCGACCAGTACGCGTCGTGGCCGTTGATGCGCCCCTGTCCGTCGGCTCCGTAGGTGAAGGTCGGCAGCGCGATGGTGTTCGCGAGTTCGGGCTGGCCGGCCAGGTAGCCTGCGATCTCCGGGGTGAGCAGATACTTCTGGATCCCCAGGACCTCCGCGTTGGCGACAAAGGCCGCGGTCAGCATGTCGATGTACAGCTGCTTGGTCGGGGTCGCGCCGTTGGTGCCGAGCACCTTCAGGTTGACGCCGGTGGTGGTCAGCACGCCGGTGGGCTGTGTGCCGCCGGTGCCGGCCAGTGCAGCCTTCTCGATGCCGATTGCCGCCTGCATCACGAGAGCATTCCGGACCTTGGCTTCGAAGTCGATCGAACTCTGCACGAGCAGCTGGCGAGACCAGCTGGTGGATGCGGTCGCCCCAAGCGGGGAGAACGGCACCTGGCCGAAGGTGGGGTCGGTGTCGGTGTTATCCGCACCCGGGTTCTCACCCACCCAGTTGAAGGCAACGTCGCCGGTCATCTTGGGCAGCGCGAAGTTGCTCGAGCAGCCTCCCATGAACTCGGCGCCCAGCGCGGTGAGCCGAAGCGCGGGGCGGAGCAGGTCGAGGAAGCTGACCAGGTTCGTGGCCACGGTTGCGCCGCCGCCGGTGGTCGAGCCAGGCGAGCCCGCGACGCTTGCGCGCTTGCGGATCTCATCACTGGTCAGCCGGAAGATCGGCTCCGTGGTGGGGATGAAGAGTCCGCCGGTATCGCGGCCCAGCTTCTTCGCGATGGTCTGCGAAACTTCGAGCTCGAAGTTGGCTTCTACCGGAGCGCTGCCGCCCGATGTATTGGACACGGAGCGGAACGCGCGCATGACGTCGTAGTTGCGGACCTCTTTGTCGGTGAGCGTGACCTGGCCGCCGGCGTTGAGCAGGGCTTCCTTCTCGCGCTTCTTTTCGAGGATCACGTTCGCGATCGCGTCGCGGCTGGATCCGTCGTTGATCGCCTTCTCGGCGAGCTCGCGGGTGAGGATGTCAGGAAACTGGCGGGCGAGCAGGGCGATGCCGGTGGTGCGCTCTCGCTCGGTCTTGATTGCATCGCTGTGGTCGACGGTGACGATCGCTGCGGGAACAACGACTGCGGCGGGGGTGATGGGATCCATTTGATTCTCCTGGGTGCTGCGTGTCGGCAAAGCCGGCGGTGTGGCTGGAATGCCGGCGAAACGCACCGGGTACTGCGGAAGATGGTTGAGGTCGCGGCCGACGCCGACCGAAGGATCTGCGGGAATCGCAACGAGGCTTACTTCGCAGGGCTCCCACTCGTCGGCTTCGTAGGTGCCGAGATAGTTGGGGTCTTCGTCGTCGAGCGGGTCGATATCGGCGACGCGCTGCTCGCTGTGCACGATGTAGCCGACAGAGATGTAGGGCAGTGTGCCCTCGCGGACCTCGGTGGCAACATCCTTGCCGAATTGAGTAGTGTTGAAACGGATATTTCCGCGACCCGTCTTGTCATCGATGACTCCGTCCTGCAGAATGCCCGCGCGCTGATTCGGGTCGTGGTTGACGAGCACCGCCAGGCCCTGGGTGAGGCGGTCGGTTTTCACGGAGGCGGTCGAGTGATTGAGAACCTCGTACCACCACATGCCGCCCCAGCTCATCCGCTTGATGGGGTTGGCGCTGGAGAAGGAAATAGGGACCACGTTCTCGGCCGGATCCGCGTCCGCGCTCTTGGCTGTAGCGCGTACGGCAAACACGCGACTCTGCATCGGCAGCTGGGCCGGGAGATCGCGTTTGGTCGACAACGGAACGACTGCGGGTGTGGCCATGTCGCGTTGATTGTTAGCGGCAAGCTGGAAAAACGGTCAAATACCCGCTAAATCTATGCAGCTGTTTGGGCATCAAGGGCAGCCGCGAAGGCCGCGGTGAGGCGTCGACGGCCTCGCCAGTAGTACCGCTGGTTCGATTCCATCCCGACAAAACGCCGCCCGGTGTTGCTTCAGACAGTTGCCCAGCAGCAGCACGTTGTCAGGCACCTGTGGCCCCAGGTGCGCCCGCGGCGGTGTCGTCGGTCGCGGTGTCGGCGATGCCCTTGGTGTCGGTGCCCAGCTTCACGCCGGCAGCTTTTATGTAGTCCTGCTCGTACTTGATCTCGTCGATCACTTCTTCGAAGTTGTTGCCCGCCTCGGCCATCTGCTGCGATTGCGATTCGTACCCGTTCTCGACCTGCAGCACCGCAGCCTGCGCATCCTTGAGCGGATCCACCCACGGCCAACCGCGCGCGTGGAAGGTGGCAAACTCGAAGTAATCAGCGGGCAGCCCATCGAGCTTGACGATGCCGGCGAGCCACGCGTTCATCAGCCACTTCTCGAAGACAACCTGCGAAAGGACCTCTTTCACCACGTCCTGCTCGAGTCGCCAGGTGTCGCGCTCATCGAGAAGCCCAGCGCGGATGCTCGAATAATTCACGCCCTCGCGATCGTTGGCCAGGCTCTCGTAGCTCACGTCGAGCCCGGCGCCGGCGAGGCGGATCTGTGACTTCATAAAAAATGGAAAGGCCACCGCGGGATGTGTCGAGTCCCAGGCTTTGAAGCTGACGCCGGCGGGGAGCTGCTCGAGCAGCCCGTCCTCGGCGCGCATGGTGATCAGATTTTCTGCATCGCGCGGCCCGGTGTATCCCTCGTCGGTGGCGGCGGCGGATTCGAAGAAGCCCTGTTTCGAGGAAGCGGTGCGCGCGGCGACGGCCTCGGACTCGGCGTATTTCACCATCATGTGGAGGTTGATCATCGACGGCGCCATCTCGGGGAAGCCGCGGGTCTGGCCCACACGCTGTGGGACGAAGATGTGGACGATCTCCTCCGCCGGCACGCGGATCCGATACTGGGGCGCGGTAGAGAATTCGGCCGGGTGGCGCTTCCAGAGGTGGTAAGCGACGGGCATGCCGTAGGGGTCGACCTCGACGCCCATCCTGATCTGGTTGCCGTTCGGCATCAGGTAGCTGTAAAAATTTGCGTCGAGCTGGTCCGGATCGAAAAACTGCAGGGCAAAGTTGAACGGGTTGCGGTCGTACGTCACCAGGCGAATGATGCACTCGCCGTCACGCTTCCACTGCTCCACCGCGAAGCGCTGCGCCATGTTCCAGCTCAGCTTGTTTGTCACCGTGCAATTGATCTTTCGGCCCCACGTCTTCCACGCTGCCTCGATCGCGGTGTTCAGCTTTTTATTAAGGTTTTTCCCCTTCTTCATGGGGACCTTCATCTGCAGCTGGATCCCTTTGTCGCCGATGATGTTTTTCTGACTCATCCGCAGGTATTTGCGGATTAGCGGGTTGTTGGTCGAGAGCCGGCGAGCGCGGCCGCGGAGGCTCTGCAGGTTCGCCCACAGATCGAGGTCGGCCGAGCTGTTCGACGTTCCCCAGTCTTCGGTGAGCCGGGTAACGCGGCCGGCCTGGAAGTTGAGGTCGCGCTTGTTCGTCGCGGCCAGGGTGTTGCGCTCCGCCATGATGCCGGCGCGTGCTTCTGAGAGATCGAGACAAACGAGATTAGCCACCGAAATGCACCGCGACGGTCGTGGGCAGCTGATACTCGCCGCGATTCGCCCTTTCCTGTCGGACCAGGCTGCTGTACAAGCTGCGCAGCTGGGTTAGCTCGGTGAGGCTGTAGCGGCGCAACATGCGGCCCTGGATGGTGTACTCCTGGACGCCGTTGCCGCCGGTACCGGCCAGCATGAGCATGATGTTGTCGAGAGCCTTCTCGTTCGGCGATCGCGTGTCCTGGGGCGCTGTGGCGTCCAGAATGTCAGCCGATACAACCAGGCGGCCGAGCGCCAGGGTGCGGCGCTGGGCCGGCATAGGGTCAGCGGCGGCCAGCTGTACGACGGCCAGCCACTGATATGCGCCCGTTGCCCAGAGTGCGGTCTCGGCCGAGGGAATCAGGATGGTGAAGACGTCGCCCTCGCCGGTGATATCGGCCGGGGTGACCACGATCCGGTTGGTGGGCGAGTTGAGCACGTACGCCAGCACCCAGCCGAGGCTCGTCGGAAACTCGGAGAAGCCGCGCTGCCAGCTGAGTGTGTCGCCGGCGATGATGTTGCTGGGCTCCGGAGCGACTGGTGCGCCGTCCAGAAATTCGATATTGAACGGAAAGTCGCCGATCGGCATCCTGAGTTATTAGCGGGAACCATCAAAAATGGTCAAAGTTGCGCGTTTTGAACACTCGAAAGCCGATTTACCCGTCTCGATCCCAGCTTCCGGCCCAGCTGGTTTTTGCAGGCTCTTTACGTGTTTTCTTGGGTGGCCCGGCAATAATAGGAATGCCGTCGTCGGCAGAGTCCTGGGTCGGTGTAGGGGCTTCGGGGGAAGTACCCGGCGCGTCCAGCTTCGCCGCCGCCGGCACCTGTCTCAGCAGGTTCGAAGCGAGCTTCTCCCAATCCTTGATGTTGAGGTCGTCGAGCGCCGCCATGGCCAGCACACGGCAGTCGAGCGCCTCATTGCGCTCCCGCTTCTTGACCCACACGCGCACCGGCGTCATGCCGTCCATCTCCGTGATCAGCTTCTCGGCCGTCAGCTGCTCGAAGTAATCGCGGTCGTAGACGTTGCGCTGGACCGTGGCGCCCTGCTCGTTGAGGTACCCGCTGGGAAAGTGGCAGAAGCCAGCTCCGATCGTTTCGACCTTCAGGTTGGCATAGAGCGACTCCTTCGCGGTATCGATCCCGACGATCCGGAGCTCCACACGCGATTTGTGGGTGCGCTGGGCCCGTGGCTTGGTGAGCGGCACCGCGGGGCCGGATTTGCCCTTCGAGGCGAAGACGCGGCGGACCTGACGCGGCCGAACAAAGCGATACACCGCCGCCGCATGGTAGCCGGAGTCGATGAACGCCGTCGCGATGCGTAGCCGGGCCCCGGAGGCGTGCAGCCAAGTACCCTTGAGGATCTCGTCCACCTGTTTCCAGAGCTCCGGCATCGCCGGGTTGCCGCGGAGGATGAAGTAGTCGATCGACCACGATTCCCCTTCCCTGCCCCAGCCGACGATCTCGCCCTCGACGCGATCGGCCTGGACGTCGATGCCGGCGGTGAGGACCAGGGCCTCGCCGGGCACCTCGGCCTCGTAGACGATCCGGCGCTTCATCAGCTCGCCGTCGTCGACCGTTTCGCCGAAGATCTCGTAGGTCCGAGCCAGCCGGGTATTGATGAAAGCCTTGCGCTCCTGCGGTTTTTTGTACGCGAGCAGCCAGTCGCCGATGATCGACTCCCAGGACTTCCAGGGGGAATACAACACGCTGAGCCGGAAGCCGGCGGTCCTGCCGTCGCCGCCGCCTGGGTTGGTCTTACGCCAGCGGCCGGCGCGCACCATGTCGGGTTTTTCAATCTCGAGGATCTCGCAGCCCTGTACGCACACGTAATAACACTTGGCGGGCTCGTGCTTCGTGGCGCCGCCGCCACTGTTCGGCCCCGGCCATTTGAGCGACTCCCACGCCAGCTCCTGAAACGTCCCACACTGCGGGCAGGGCACCTCGTAGATGCGCGCGTCGCTATTGTCGTACAGCTTCTCGATCCGGCTCGAGTTCTTGATACTCGGCGTCGACGCATAGATTTTTTTGCGATTCCAAAAGTTCGTCGTGCGGGCGTCGGCGATGGTGAGCGGGTCGCCCTTGACACCAGACGAGGCAGGAAAGTCGTCGACCTCGTCCGCAATCAGGATCCGCGCCGGCCGGCTGGCCAGGGTGCTGGGCGCGTTGGCGCCGGCCAGGGCGAGGAATCCGCCGGGGAATTTTTTCTTTAGTGTGGTGTTGTTCGCCGAGCGCGCCTTATCTGAGCCGAAGAGCGGGGTGAGCAGAGGCGTGTCGCGGATCGCGGTGGCGATGCGCTCCTTCGAAATGTCCGTCGCGAGGATCAGCGTCGGCATCACCCACAAGATCGGGCTGGGCTCGTGGGCACAGAAATAAAAGAGGGTGTTGAGCATCGAGGCGGTCTTGCCACACTGCGCCGCGATCATGTAAATGATCGTCTCGATGTTCGGGTCGTTGACGACGTCCATCATCTCGCGCTGGTAGGGAGCGCGATCGGTGCGCCACTGACCAGGCTCGGGTGAGCCTTCGCGGGGCAGCCTGGCGTGCAGATCCGCCCACTGCGAGACGGTGAGCTCGGCCGGCGGGGTGAAGAGTGCCAGGGCGCCGACGATCCCGCCCTCGAGCGCGAGCAGCGACTCGGAGCTGGATTCGAACCTAAGCATCCTTCGCCGCGGGCGCCGCGGTCCCCACGCCGGCGAGACGGGTGCAGAGATCTCGCGCGGAGCTGGTGAGCAGGGCGAAGAGCTGGTTGCGATCGCGCATCCCGTAGATCCGGCCGATCATCAGCGTGGGCCAGCCGAGGATCTCGACCTGGAGATTCTTGGCCGTGTCCTGCATCACGCGCGACACGTCTTCGACGGCGACCACCTGGCGGCGCCGCTCCCCCAGCTCGAGCTCTTTCAGGTCCGCCTCGGCGATCACCTTCCGGAGGAGTGCCTCGCGGCCGGTTTTGCGCAGGGCCATCACGCGGAGCTCCTCGAGCTCGACCTCTTCGGCTTCGGGGGGTGTTTCTGCAGACTCGAAGAGGGTCCGTTTCCGCGCACTTCCGTCTTCCTCGGCGCGCATCTTCACGTACCAGGGCAGGACCTCCGCCCACACGAAGCGCCGGCCGCGTTCGTCGGACGTCGACGGCATCGCTTTATCCCTTAGCCAGTTGCGAATCGTTCGGTCGGTGACGAGCAGGAGCTCCGCGACGTCGTTGATAGCCAAAAAATCAGACTTCGCGGGCTGTTTTTTCTTCGGCATAAACGGAAACGGAAAACGGAAATTTAAAATTCATAGCTACACCGCCCGCGCGGTAGCGCGTCACCCGCAGCGGTGGAAAGTCGGGGAGGACCCGTTGAGGCTCGAGGGGATGAGGCCCTTCCTTGCATACAGCTGCCAGCCGCCGGCCGGTGCCTCGCCACGTATGTGTGATTGAGGGCTGTGCGGTATCGCGACGGCTGTCGTGTAGGTTATGGCGCAGGCAGAGAGATGCGGTCAAACACACGGTATTCACTGGTCCGCACGTTGTGTGCGAATCCGCACGCTCAGCGTCTATTCATCGGAGTAATCTCTGTTTTGCTTCTGGGCCACTCCTCAGACTAGGGTGCACACATTGGCGATAACGCAGGTTCTGACTGATGCCACCAGGCACGATCGCAGCTTCTCCCAACCACCAGCTCTTGTCTCTTTGCGCGCCGATCCACCGTTACTGGTGTGGCGTCGTCTGCTGAACCATGCAGTCGACGAGGCGAAGAAGACGCTCGACGGGCTGCCAACCGACCTCGCCATCCTTGCACGTTGGTGGATTGCGGATTTACAACCGAGTCGCACTGACGTCGATGAGTGGGAGCGCAGCTTTGGCTGTGCCTGTCATTGGTTAGATATCGATCCTGCTGTAGAGCGCAAGCGTTTAGTGCGCGAGATCGACAAGGCGCTGAAGCTGGCCTGGATGGAGGTCTGGAACGCTGTGGTGTATGTGCGCCGTGCGATGGTGTTGAGCTGTGCCGGAATCCCCACCGCGATCGCTGGCCAGTTCCTGTTGCCTCTGGCGAGTGAATCGACGTATGACGAAGTCGCTGGCATCGACAAGCCTGATATGTTCGCAGACTTAGAGCCGATCGAGCTGGGTTGCCCGATCGGCTCGTATGCTTGCGAATGGCCGCGAAACTAGACGCGGGCTTCTTCGTGCTGATGGGTTAACGTCGGCACGATCGCTTCCGTCATTTTGCCGGTTGCGCCCTCGATCGAATTCTTCACCAGCTCACCGTTCTTGGTCATCAGACCAGTGGCGCAGATGACGCCTGCGAGCCCTTGCTCGAGCTGCTTGCGATTGGTGATCTGCGAGTCGTGTCCGAGCGAAGGATCGACACGCGCGTACCCCCAGCGTTGGATCGAGCCGATCGCAGTCTGGGTGACACCGAGTTGCTCCTGCAGAAACGCCAGTCTTTCTTGCTGCGCAGGCGTTAATTGATTGGGGGGGTTGTTCGGGTTTTCCATGTGAAACCTCCGGGGACTTCGCGAAGATCGTACACCGCAGCTAGCCCAGCGTGATTTTCTCTGGGTCGCAATTCAGGCGTTCCGCAATCTTCAAACGGTACGATTCGACCTCAGCGTGCATCTTGCGGATCATGTAGGTAAGCAACTCGGTTGGAGTCATCACCCCTTTATCGAAGAGCAGCTCGCACAGTGCCGCGTGCTCCACCATCGCGCAGTTAACCCCGACACGGAGATGCTTCGGTTGGGTTTGAGGGTCATCGTAGTTCTGTAGAACCGCCACCCCTGACTGCATGGCGTGGCTGAGAGCGGTGTATTCATCCATGAGCTTCTGTTCTGCTGGGGTCAGGTCCATCACGCGTACCTCTTTGCAGCTTTGCCAGCTCGCGCGGCAGCGCATCGTCGTGCGTGGGCTTCGGCCGCTGTCTTTTTGTGACGACGACAGGGCCAGCACATCGTGCCGATCGCCTGGTCGCCCAGCTTGCCTCGACAATCGGTGCAGCGACGCTCACCTTCTTTCGCAGTCGCGACGACCATCTTGGTTCCGAATTCGTTCAGCTCCACCGCGTGAATTCTGGTGACAGCTGCAGCGCGATCGCACGGCGTTCCTTTGCCGCATGGACTACACACCGCATCGTCACCGAGATATCCGCGCGCCGGGCAGAAGTGACCAGCCTTTTTACAGCGGTCGCACGCTGTGCCAGCTGGCGGTGGATCGGTTACGTCGTAATTCGTCATAGCAACCCTTTGGGGATCGTCCCCGTCACTCGGAGCCGATCGGTCCATTCTTTCGCACTGGCGAATTGCATGCGCTCGCCACCGTCGTAGATATTCAAAAGCCCGGCGTAGTGGCTCTGCAGCTTCACTGACTCTTCCAGTGCGATGCCCAGCCCAGTGAAAACGAGAAGAGGATCCTGCATCGCCCGCGCCTCACGTATAAGCCTGCGCGTCTTTAAGTTCTGCATAAAGCCGGCGATTACTACGGCCCAGGTGATCAACAAGCAGACAAGACTGACGATCTGCGCTTTACCCATAGTGAACCTCGTTGTGGTGCGGGTGAATCGATTCGACGGGCTTCTTCTTCGGGCCGCGTTTTTTTGCGGTGAGGATTTTGAGGCGCTCGTGCAGGTCGGCCGCCGGTTGTAAGTTGGGCAGAAAGGCATCCACTTTGCAGCTCTCGTCGAAGCGGCTGGTGTCGCCGATCGCGACCGTGTGAATGTCAGGCTGCGCTTCGCGTGCGAACTTGAGCAGCTCATCTCTGGCTGGGAGTGGCAGGTTGAGAATCAGCACATCGATCGAGTCTCTTTCAAGGATGTGCAGCGCATCGCTGGCAGACAGCGCGGCGATCGTGTGATATCCCCAGTTGTCGACGACAAACTTCTGGATGGAGAGCTGCTGCTCGTTCGCCGAGACGCACAGCACCACCTTGCGCGGCCTCATGCGTCCACGCCGAGCACACCGAAAAGCCCTTTGATCTCCTGCACGATCGTCTTCATCGCGCAATCGAGACACCACGGCAGCTTCTTCATGCGGCCCTTGGTGGATATCTCGCAGCCGGTGCAGGCAATATCCCGGCGCCGTGCGTTGGTGTCCCAGATGTAGCCGTTCACCTCGACGGTGACGCCTCTAACTTTTGATTTGTGTTTCACAGCTCCACCTCTTTCAGGTCGCCCACAACCGCGATCAGATCCCCGAGGGTGGTCTCGACGGGTGGATCACTCGAGCAGTCCACAAATAACTGGCACTCGGCGAGGCGGCTGTAGGTAATCAGAATGTCGAGGAGCGCCATCTGCTGGCTTCGCGTGATTCGGAGGACGATGGTCATGCGGCACGCTTTCCACCCTGTGGTTCAGGATCCGGGTCAGTGTGAATGTCGGCCAGCGTGGTGTAGTGCGCGGCGTGTTTGTCGGCGGCCGCGGCTTCCTCGAATCGTTCCTGCCTTCGGTACCCATGCGCGACACCAGCCCAGTAAGCGGCCAGGCGACGCAGGCTGCCTGCGGTCTGGCCGGTTTTCATGTAGATCTGCTCAGCCCGAATCAGTTGCGCTCTGCTCATGGTGATACCTCCGGTTCTTCAGGAACGACCGGCTCGAGCGTGTAGATCACACCACGGAATTCAAAACGAAGCCGTTTAAAGGTTTTGATATCCTTCTTTCCCGCCAGCGACTCAGAGAGAAGTTCCAAAGCGAAGCCGTTGATCCCGGCGTCGAGGAGCATCTGCATCGTGGGCTTCAGTGTTAGCTCTGTCATGGGTAGAGTCTGACCTCCTCGTGGCCTTCGTTCGCGACAAGAACCAGCTTCAGCCTTGCTTCCTGATAGGCGATACAGGCGCGGCGCTCGATCCAGTCGTGGTGCGAGACGTGGACGACGTTGAAGATCGCCATCAGGTCGTCCTGCCAGTATCTGGAAGGTGCGCGCAGCGCGTTGACGAATACGGCGTCGATCGCCATCTCGCCGTGGGGACCGGCCAGCGTGGTATCCATCGTCATCGCCAGCACCAGGGCATCGTGCTGGATGATCTGTTCGTCGCGGCGCTCGAGTAGGTGCACCAATCCGCCGCGTGATATTCCGGGTGTGCTCATTTTTGTTCGGCCTCCTCGCCTAGCTTTGTCAGTGCCACGAAAAGTTCAGACTGCACCTCGGCCTGCGGCTTTCGCGCCTCGACAGGTTTAGCCATGCAAACCAGACATGGGCCTCGGCGCCCGTCGTCGACTCGGTGCTCTGTTTCCCTGCCGCATTTACTGCACCAGACGGCCGCGCTGATGGTGTTCTTCGGATAATGCTCGCTCATGGCTTGGCCTCCGTGTGTGGTGGCATGTACCGAAGGCGATCGGCTCGAAGCATGAGGCGGTACTGCTCCTCGGAGATGAAGCCACTCGTGAAGCCGCCTTCGAGCACGCGCGCGTCAGAAGTAAAGAGGTTGGCTTGCTCGCGATCGGCGATGGTGTCGGCCAGCTCGTTCAATATCTTCCAGCCGAGGTCTGGATCGGGCAGAGGGCGTGTGCTCATGGCTTGGCCCTCGCTGCCAGCTTTACGCAGCTAGAGCACACGGTGTGGCCCTCATCGACCCACCAACATCCGCCCTCGCAGGCGCATTCGTCTGTGCATGAACAGAAGCGGCAGGTTCCGTAAGGCTGAGCGCCTAGAAAAATCTCTTCAATTCGGGTGCGCCCGTGCCAGGACGGAGTCGAAAAGCGAATGTAGGGTTTAGTGATCGTCATGGCTTGGCCGCCTCGCTGCCGTAGGGTGTGCCCGCCGGGCTGGCTGCCCAGGCCTGGGCGCGGGTGTAGGCCTCGCGCGCCCGCATGTCATCGATCACCGCTTTACGTTTAAAGTGGCCGCGCTTCCGGACCGGAGGCTTATTTGTGGCATGCTTTGTATCTGGTTTATCGCCCATGGTTGCTCTCCATCCTTTCCAGTTCGTCGAACAGCTCGTGCACCTCGGCCGCCGCCGCGGGCGCGTCGCTCGACTGTTTCTTTGGCTCGTAGGTCGAGGCGAACTCGTCGCCGTCGCTCTCGAAGATCCGCGCCAGAATCAGCATGCCCTCGGCGAGCTGCTCGGTCGTCTCGAAGTCGAAGCACAGCCGGCCGCGCTCAATCGTGATCCAGTTGGGCAGCGCGGCCAGGCCCACCGGATCCAGGTCGCGCCGCACCAGCGATCGCGGCCGTCGACGATGGGCGATCTGCTGCTGCTCGAGACGCTGACGGAGGCAGAGCGTGCCAATATCCTCCGCTTCGCCTGCGTCCACCAGAAATTTCAGGAGAGTGTCGCGCTCCACCAGGTACGAGCTCCCCAGAGTCGAGCCGGTTCGGAGTAGGTTGATCAGCTTGCCGGCGGCGCGGGGCTGTAGTTTGAACAGGAGCTCGAGGTCGCGGCGATCGTAGTGCGATCGCACGGAATTCTCGACCGAGCGGCGTATCTCGTGAAGACGCGGAAGCCAGGAAACTGAGCGCGCCATGCAGGTACCTCGTTAGGCAGCCACCTTGTGTAGTTGTGCGGCGAGCGACGTCACCTGATCCGCCACGTAGCCGACGTCGCGATACTCGCCGTTGTCCAGCTCGCGGGAGAGGTTTGGCATCCCCGGCACTGCATCGCCGGAGTGGGCGCAGTCGAAGCCAAACCACCACACATCGTGCGGCGTGCCCGGCTCGGGGACGTGACAGATGCCGTGGGCTTCGTCGGTTGTGGGCTGGCAGCGATCGGCGTAGGTCAGGCCGCCGTGAACATCTAAATCAGCGTCGTCGTAGTTGAAGCCGTGCAGCGGGTGTCCGGGAGCCACACCCGCATAACCGCACAGCGCGCCCAGATGATTGCGAACAATCAAACAAGGCATCCCAGTGGCGCGATCGACCCACTGCATTTTGCTGGGCTCGTCGCTCCACGGACCTTCTGGTAAGTCAGCCAGGATTAGCTTGCTTCGATCTAGCCACTCGGTGAACCACGTTTTGATGGTGCCGGGCACTGCTGTCGCAATCTCAATAATCTGCATCGACCCTCCTTAGTCGGATGGCCGAATCACCTGCCATCCTCGCATGCCCACCGCTCGATCGAACTCGGAGGGCTT